TGAATATCTCTACATGCAATAGCAGATCTTAAAAGTCTAAGTTCTTCTTTTTGTTTTTTTATAAGAATTGCAGTATCAAAAGTATCTAATAAATACTGCATTTCTATATTTAATTTTTCTAAAGCACGTTTTACCATAAATCACCAAAATTTAATTCTGATATATTATTTTTAATAGATCCAACCAGATAACTCGAAATTTCTACTTCTTGTGGTGCTGGTGCTGAATTTTTAGAGGATAGGTGTTTATCTATCCAAGGAATAGGATTATCAAGTTTATTATCAGTCGATAATCCTATAACTCTCATTCTTTTATTTAATAAATGATCTATATAATTTGATAATATATTAGCATTTAAACCTAACATAGAACCATCTTTAAATAAATATTCAGCCCATTCTTTTTCTTGTTCTGCCGCAGAAATAAATAAAGATTTAGCTTTAGATTTATTATCATTAATAATTTCAATAAATTCTGGATCATCTTGGGGTAGCATTTTTAAAATATTTTGCACTAAAGATAAATGAATATTTTCATCACGAGCTATAAGTTTAACAATTTTAGCACTACCTTCTACTAAACCTCTTTCTAAGAAAGAAAAAGTACAAGCAAATGATACATAAAAACGAAGAGCTTCTAATGCATTAGCAGAAATTAATCCTAAATATAAATTTTCTTTATTAGGATTTTTAATCAATTCATCATATACTTTAGTTATATCAATAGCACAATCTGTTATTTGTTTAATATTAGGCATATCATCAATAACAACTTTAGGATCTGGATATATAGACCTAATAATATGAGTATATGATTGAGAATGGATAGTCTCAAAAAATGCCCAAGTAGTTAAACAATTTTCCAATATTGGATCTGTGCAATAAGGAAGAAATGCTAAAGTTGGAGATCTACCTTGTATAGAATCTAATAAAATTTGCCTTTTTAAATTAGATGTAAAAATAAATTGTTCAATATCAGTCATCAAAGAAAAAGATCTTCGTTCTTGACTTAAATCTATTTCTTTTGGATTCCAATAAAAAGATTTCATTTTTTCATCAAGCTTATCTAAAGTAGGATATTTAACAATATCATATCTAGAAATACCATGCCCAGATTCACCAAAAAACAATTTATCTGGAGTTACATTCATATTTAGTATAGTCATTTATTTTCTCATATTATAATTTACACGCACCACCAGAACAACCATCATCTATATCATCACCAGAACCATCATTAACTTGACAATAATATAAGGTTTTAATCCTAAGTTTATAAGCTAAATATAAATCCTCAATTAATCTACTCATAGATATTTCCGTTTTATTAGGATTATATGATGTATTAGTAGAAATACTTTGATCAACATATTTCTGAAATACAGAAACAGTTTTAAGATAATCTTTACTATCTACATCCAACAAAGTTTGATATGCATGATTTAATTTAGTATATTCTGGCACTACTTGTGGAAGAACACCATCTTTAGAACCTTTTATAGAAATTAAAGATTTTGGGGGTTCAAGACCATTAGTTTCATTAGATAGAGCAGCACTAGTTTCCGCTGGCATTAAAGCCATTAAAGTTGCATTTCTAATACCATTTAACTTTAAATCTTCTCTTAATTTAACCCAATCCATAATTTCTAGGTTAATTGGAATCTTAACCATATCTCTAGGAACAATCCCATCAGAATATTTAGTTCTAATAGCTAAAGCACCAAATTCTTTAGCTAATTCCATAGAAGCTTCCGTCAAATAATAAGCTTGCTTCTCCATAATAGTTTCAGTAGCTAATAAAGATTCATTAGAACCCCACAAATTTCGTCCCCTAGCTAACCAATGAGCATATCCAATGATACCTACACCTAATGGTCTATAAAGTTCTGTAGCACGTTGTGCGGCAATATTTGGATACTCTTGATAATCTAACAACGAATCTAAAGCTCTAACTAATACCTGACACGAATCTTTTAATTTTAATTCTTCTTTTTCTGTAATATTTTTAGAAAATTTACCCCAATTAACCGCAGCTAACGTACACAAAGGCAATAAAGAATCACTAAATCCTAAAGGTGTTGATGGGAGATTTATCTCAACACACAAATTTGTCATATAAATACTTTCATAGAATGGTGTATGGGTATTTACGATATCCGCATTAAATATATAAATCCTACCAGTTTCATATCTTTCCGTCATTATTTTAGAAAAGAAATCTACAGCAGATATAGTTTTTTTAGCAACTTTTGTAGAGGCTTCGTATTTCTCGTATAACTCTTCAAACAATTCTAAATTAGGACTATAGAATGCTTCATATAAATCTGGTACCTCCTCTGGACTAAATAAAGTAATATTTCCACCAGTTATTAATCTTTTATATAATGTCCCATTTAATGCTATAGCATAATCTAAAGTTCTAACTCTAGTTTCATCTGTACCTTTATTATTCTTTAATTCAATTAATCTTTCAAATTCTAAATGCCAACCAGGAAAGTTAGCAGTACATGATGCACCTCTTACTGCACCTTGCGACACAGATTTCAATGCAGCATTAAATAATTTAGTAAACGGCACTACACCAGTTGTAATGGTATCTCCTTTTCTGATTGGTTGACCTATAGCTCTAAGTCGTCCTATATTTAATCCTATACCAGCTTTTCTAGATGCATAATCAATAATAGCATTAGATGTTGCATTAATAGATTCTAACGAATCTCCGCAATCCATAATTGTACAACTAGAAAATTGTTTTACAGTAGTTCTCAATCCAGCCATTATTGGAGTAGGTAAAGAAATATACTGTAATGATATTGCATCATAGAACTTTTTAATCCACCCCATTCTAATTTCTTTGGGATATTTAGAAAACAAGATTATAGGAACTAAAATATAAGGAATCTGAAAAGATTCATATAATTGTTTAGTTTTTCTATTCTGTACTAAATATTTTTTACGCATCTGTTCAGAACCAGCATATTTAAATAAATCATCTCTATTATGATCTATCATAGAATTTAATTCATTTAAATCTGAATCGGAATATCCTTGAAGAATATTTTTATCATACACACCACATTTAATATTTCTATTAATAATAGTTTTCAAATGTGGTGGTATAAATTCACCATAAGCTTCTTTTCTAACAGCTAACCAAACCAATCTAGCGGCAACTTGGGCATAATTAGGATACTCCTCTGATATTAAATCTACAGATGCTTTAATAAGCATTTCGTGAATATCTTTTGTTTTAATTTTATTACTAAAATGTGGATTTGCTTGCATTTCAATTTGTGAGATTGAAACCCCTTTTATTAAAGGGAATTTATCATCGCCATTACATGCCCAAGATATTACAGCATGAATTTTATCTAAATTCAATTTTTCAGTGTTACCATTACGTTTAGTTACAACCATCATCGATCCTTATTAAATATCACCAATTTTACGTTCTTCTGATTTTAGGATTTCAAATCCATCAGGATATCTAGCAGATAATTTTTCAATATTCATCTTTAAGATTTCATCTAGTGTAGTATTTAGTGCAGTACAAGCAGTGAATAAATAATAACAAATGTCTCCTAACTCTCGTTTCATATGGTAAATGTTGTCTTCATTCAATGGCTTACCTTGCCATACCATCTTCTTTAAAATTTCTAAACACTCCCCCGCTTCGGAACTTAAACCAAAACCAGCAGTTAATAGTTCTGGAATTTTAATACCTAATGTATTATTTTCTAACTCTCCCAATCTAGCAACCATATCATCATAATTGCTAGATGGTTTTGAAATGGTGGATTTTGTAAAATTTTGGTATTGTTCATTTAATGTTGTCATGTTTTCTTCTTCTTCTGAGTGTTGTAATATATTAATATTGAATAATTCAGTATTTCCATTTTTAAGTTTAAATTCTCCATTATATTTAAACTTTTTATATTTCTTTATATAATATTGTTCTAAGTCATAAGCATCTTTCCCTATATTCCATTTTCCCATTTAATATCATCTTACATCTAATGTTGAAAGTTTTTGTTCTACGATATCTCTATATTGAACCCAACCTTTAAAATTTCTATAATACAAAGTTGAATCAAATCCAGGTGTAGCTTGATGTTCGCTAGGCGATGCATGGATAGGAATA